GTGCGTGATGTAATCTTTACCAGCAATCTTCCTCCCGACAAATGGTATCCAAACATCCTCGCCGATCCGTACAGAAGCGAGTCTTTTCACCGACGGATTCACAACGTGATCTTCTTCCATAAGATCGGCTATCAATTAATGAAGGGAGACCTTCCATGGCCGGTTGGTTTTCTTCGAGAACTGACGGCGGAGGACGCACTGCTTCATCCTGAGATACTTCAGATGAGAGATCACGGTCTTCCTCCGATTCATCGGCAAGCTCAGAGGAACTGGAATCAAGCACAACAACAGCGTGTTGGCGACGCAGCTTCTCCTTCGCATCACGACGACCATGCAGTAGGTCAGTCAGAATTTCTTCACCACGCATATCCAAATAATCCTGTGCTTCGACCATTTGGTCCAGAAACTTATGAGGAATTCGTGGCAAGGCGCGTTCCGAACTTCGGCTAAGAGATAACAGATATTTTCGAAGTTGTTCACAATAAAACGCGAAAGTAACTTTCAGTTTTGTTTCTACGAAAAAGCTCAAATGGCTCAACGAGGCAACAAATCCTACAAACCCTCCACTACGGGTGCTAGGGCTCAGATGAAAGAGGATGCTGCGCTTCTTGCGGCAACGGCAAGGGAGGAGAGGCTCTATCGGGCTCGTCAACAACAAGCTGCTTTCAGGGCTGGTCAGCAAGGTGCCTTCATCTACGGAGGTGGAGGTGCGATGGCGAAAGAGACTAAGTACTTTGATGTGGGCATCAATACCGCAGTCACTACTGCTGGAACAACCTGGGCTGATACTGAGGTCCCTGCAGACAATTACGTCAACTCGTCTGGTAGTCCTGCTGCTTACACTGACTGTACTCTGATTCCGACTGCACAGGGTACCGGGTATGGCCAGGTGGTTGGTCAGCGATACCAGCTGAAGAAGCTTCGGGTTCGTGGTGATGTCGCCACTGCTGTTTCAAGTACAGGCACTTCTGTGTCTGGTCCTTTGTCAGTCCGCTTGATGCTTGTCATGGATACTCAGCCAATTGGCAGTGCTGGTGCCGGCGGCCAGGCTCAGGGTGAGGAGATCATGCAGGACTTTGGTGATACACCTGAGAATGCTTACTCTTTCCAACGAGTGGCAGCGGCCACCGGTCGTTTCCGGGTTTTGAAGGACTTCTTGTGTGTCCTTCAGCCGTTGGTTGCTGTTAATGACGCTGCAGCCACCACAGTGTCGACTTCTCGATCTGCTGCACAATTCAGCTTCCAGTACCGGCCAAAGACACCTCTTCAAATTCAAATTCGCAACGGTAATGCTACGCCTACTGTTGCTGGTGTCCAGTCACACAACATCTTTCTCCTGGCTTATGCCTACACAAGCGCTGCTGGACAAGGCGCTGCTACTGCAGTCACTATCAAGGCGGCTTCCCGTTGTTACTACGCCGATTGAGATCTCGCTCTCAGGACTAACTAGAATGAAATGTCCTTTAATCGACTAAACATTAATTCAACCAAAGGACTTGCACGTTGTCCTTCCATTCTGCGTCGTCCATGAGGCGCCACATGCGTCGGTAGCACGTCCCGCATACCTCAGGCGCTTTCTTCCATAAAAAACGATTGTTGTGATCAAACTTGAAACTCGTTGGCTTTTTGCAAGCTAGACAAGGATAACTATAGGTACCATCCATCCATTGCCAGTGGGTCATATTTGCCCACCCATCTGCGCTCATTGACCAGACCACTCTTGGTTTGAGGTGGATGTCCTGTGTTATCTTGACTCTCTTAGGGGCTTGCTCCATTTGCGTTGCATAAGAAATGAAAAGTGCGCAGAGACTTTGACTAGAGGGCCCGGGTGCGCGGAGACTTTGACTAATTATTGCTGGGCCCAGCCATGAACTCAATAAAGGATACCCCGGTTCCCAAATGATAACTGGATCCCTTAACTACATCTTTACTACTCTGCGTTCAATCATGTCATAAACATCTTTCTTTCCAGATAGTAGTTCGCCCAGTTCGGCCTTCTTTAGGACGCGTTCGGCGGCAGCAATTTCTTTTGCTGAGTACTGCTTGCCAAGGCGGAGGGTCCACACTCCGTCCTTGACATAAACGTCCCCTGCCATAACCCAGTTGAAAGCCCGTACAGGCTTTAGACCGTTCCCGATGAAAAAGTACATCAGGTTATACATTTCGGAGTCGTTCTTGTGCCACCTCATAATGCTCTGCTTGGCCCACGGTGGCCAGTCGGACATCTCGTAGAAATGGTCCTGATTTTCGTGGTAGTACTTCCACCACAGGTGCTGGTTGGACGACCAGCTGTCCCAGTCCGCAGATGCGTCGTAGTCCCTTTTAAAGCCACGGGGCATCTACTTGCGTCTAGCACAACCTTCGATGATAGTAATCACAATGAAAGCAGGAATTGCCCACCACATAAAATGAACAATAATGTGGGAATCGCCGGTTCCCAAAAGATAATTGGTTCCCCGGTAATAACCGGGCGCGCGCCTGGCGAACTTTTGCGAAGCAAATAGTTCCGATATTACCCAGGCGCGTGGAACTATCAGTGGACCTATGCCTCAAGAACCTCCAGCCAAAGATTGGGTCTTCACCGTATGGCCTACCCCAGAATGTGACTTCGATCAGATAATTCCCAAACTCAAAGCATTACCGTACAAGTACATTATCTTTCAGATAGAAGTAGGAGCCGAAGGAGCTCCTCACGTGCAGGGGTTTGTTCAATTTGACGATAAGAAGCGCAAGACAGCGTTAATCAAGCTGGTCAAAGAAGCATACTGGGCTAAACGAAGAGGTACACCGTACGAAGCACAGCATTACTGTATGAAGCCCGTACCGGAATGTACATGCAAAGAATGTGACGGTCTCGTCCGTTTCGACGAATTCTTCGAAGATGGGTGGATGACCGCAGAACAACAGTACAAGGTCCATGAAATTACCAAGTCGATCAAGTTGGCAGGGCTGTCTCGCACCATTGAGCGCTTCCCTGAGGCCTACCTTACGATTGGGAATGGAATGGAAAAGTTGGCAAACTTTTATACCAAAGGAAGAGACTTTGTCACTCGCGTGACGGTCGTTTACGGCCAGCCAGACGCTGGGAAAAGCCGTTATGCAATGCAAGGACCTCAGCCTTACAAGTTGGCTTCTTTTTCCGAGAAGAACTCGGCCGATTTCTTCGGGGACTATCGTCCCGATCGTCATCAGACTTTGGTCGTCGACGACTTCTATGGTAACTGGAAGTATACTACCTTTCTTCACGTTTGTGACCGATATCCCACGGAGGTCCATACCAAAGGCGGGTTTCGTCAACTCCTTGTGCGTGATGTAATCTTTACCAGCAATCTTCCTCCCGACAAATGGTATCCAAACATCCTCGCCGATCCGTACAGAAGCGAGTCTTTTCACCGACGGATTCACAACGTGATCTTCTTCCATA